GGCGCGCCGCTGAAATCCCCCCCCTCGTCGAAAAATGCCCCCCGGATTTTGACCAAGGCCGCGTTTTGGGCGCCAAGCCAGGCGGGGCGGGGTCAGGGTTCTAGGCCCCGGCGGCCGATCGGAGGGCATCCTGTCGCCACGGGTGCGGGTTCCCTGGCCAGCTTTGGGGGGTGGGTCCGATGAGCTCGCCGTTTCACTCCTACGTGCCGCCGGGCCAGGTCGGCGCGGCGTTCCTGTCCTGCGACGAGTTCGTCCGCGCCATGATGGGGCCGGTCGGCTCCGGCAAAACCGGTTGCTGCCTGATGGATCCCATGTATCGGGCGATGCGGCAGGATCCGCACCCACGCGACCAGGTGCGCCGCACCAAGTGGGCGGTCATCCGTGACAGTTACCGCCAGCTCGAAAAGACCACCATCAAGAGCTGGCACCGCTGGTTCCCCGCGGAGATGCCGGGCAGTCATTGGGTCGGCGGCTCGGGTGGCCAACCGGCGACGCATACCCTGCAGTTCGCCCTGCCTGACGGCACCAGGGCTCATACGATCATGGAGTTCATCGGCCTGGGCGACAACGCGGCCGAGGCGGTCATGCCGGGCTGGGAAGGCACCGGCGCCTATATGAACGAGGCCGACAAGCTCACCCGCGATACCCTGACCTATGTGATCGGCCGCGTCGGCCGCTATCCCGCCGTCGACGATGCTGTCGGCTTCGACGGCGCCACATGGCGCGGGGTGTGGCTGGACTTCAACGCGCCCGACACCGAACACTGGCTCTACAAGGATTTCGTCGAGCATCCCGAGCCCGGCTGGCGTTTCTTCCAACAGCCCGGCGCCATGATCGAGGTCGCAGGCCGCTACGTCGTCAACCCGGCGGCCGAGAACCTGCGCAACCTGGTGAAGGGCTATTACGACCAGCAGATCTCTGGCCAACCGAGGTGGTACATCCGCCGCATGGTGCTCAATAAGTGGGGCGCCAGCCGCGACGGCCAGCCGGTCTACGAGGAGTTCAACGACGATCTGCATGTCGCCCCCCGCGATCTCGAGCCAGTGCCCGGCCTGCCCCTGATCCTCGGCGCCGACGCCGGTCTCACGCCGGCGATCGTCATCCTGCAGCAGATGCCCAACGGCCAGTGGCGCGTGCTTGATGAGTTGGTCGCGCCGCCGACCGGCATGGGCGCCATCAAGTTCGGCCAGTTGCTCAACATGCTGCTTGCCGAGCGGTATTCAACCTGGGCGCCTCAACACATCGGCCATAACGGCGGCCCGCGCCTCGAAGACGAGGTCGCGGTCAGCGGCTGGGCAGATCCGGCCGGAGCCGCCCGGGCATCAACGGACGAGCAAAGCTGGTTGCAAGTCATGCAGGCGACGACCGGCATCCCCTTCCGGCCGGCGCCGACCAACAACCTCACCCCCCGCCTCGAGGCGGTGCGCCTGCCCCTGACCAGGTTGATCGATGGCCAGCCCGGCCTGCTGATCTCTCCGCGCTGCAAGATTCTGCGCAAGGGCTTCAACTCCGGCTACCGCCTCAAGCGCATGCAGATGGGCGACGCCGAGCGGTTCAGCGACGAGCCCGAGAAGAACGAGTTCAGCCACGTTCACGACGCTCTGCAGTATCCACTGCTCGGAAGCGGTGGCCACTTGCAGGTGCTCGGCCGCCAGACGCAGGCGGCCGCGGCGCGGCGCCAGAGCCGGGCGATCGACGACGACTATCCGCAGGGGGAATGGGGCAATTGGGATGGGAGGCAGAGTCATGCTGTCGACTAATGCGAACGGCGTTCGCGGCCGTCCGGGCCGCCCGCGCAAGCTCGACGAGGTTGACGAGCTCGCCCTTGTGAACGCGCGACGGGACGGCACTCCCTGGAAGGTCCTCGAGCGGCGTTATGGGATGAGCCGCTCCAAGCTGCACGAGGCATGGAAACGTGGCCTGTCCAGGATTTCGGGACATATTTCCCGAATTTCGGGACATCACACGCATGGACGGCGGGTGACGTAAAGCAAAAGCTGGCGGTCGCCTGACCAAATCCGTACCAGGGGACTTGCCACCATGGGGGGGTTCTTTTCCGCTCCTTCACCCTCGCCGCCGCCGGCGCCGGCGCCGGTGCCGTCGAAGGATGATCCGGCCGTCGAGGAGGCACGCCGCAAGGAACTGATCGCCGCGCAGAAGGCCAGGGGCCGCGCCGCGTCGATCCTGACCGGCGGCGAAGGTGACACCACCGACGCGCCGGTCACCCAAAAGCGTCTGCTCGGAGAGTAGACGCATGACGGATCTCGAGCGGGAAATCATCGATCGGGCCGATCGGATGAAATCCGAACGGAGCGTCTTCGAGGCACACTGGCAGGAGATCCGCGACTTCATCGTGCCGCTGTCGGCCGCCCTGACCCGCGTGGAAACGCCAGGCCAGAAGTCCCACGGCCAAGTGCTCGACAATACCGGAGAGAGCGCGCACGAAATGCTCGCCGGCGCTCTGGTTTCGATCCTCACCCCCGACGCCGTCGACTGGTTCACCCTGCGCGCCCGCAACGAGCGGGTGAACCAGTTGCCCGAGGCCGGCTGGTGGCTCGAGGATTGCGCGCAGCGCATGCTGGCTGTGTTTCGCTCGCCGCGCGGCGGCTTCGCCCTGTCGCAGCATGAGAAGTATCTCGACGTTTCCAGCATGGGCACCGCCGGCGGCTTCGTGGCCGATCGGCCCGGGCGCGGCATCATCTTCTCAAGCGTGCCCCTGCGCCAGTTGCTGCTGGCCGAGAATGCCGACGGCTTCGTCGACACGGTCTATCGCGACTTCACCCTCACCGCCCGCCAAGCTGTACAGCGCTGGAGCACGAAGGTCGGCCCCAAGATCAAAGAGGCGGCGCACGACGACAAACGGCGCGACCAGCCGTACCGCATCGTGCATGCCGTCTATCCGCGCACCGACCGCGACCACGGCAAAAAGGACCGGCGCAACCTACCGTTCGCCAGCGTCTATGTCTCGGTCGACGACAGGCACACGCTCGAGCTCGGCGGCTTCCACGAAATGCCCTATGTCACCCCGCGCTGGATGAAGCGCGGCGACGAGGTGTATGGGCGCGGCCCGGGCATGAAGGCCCTGGCCGACGTGAAAATGCTGCAGCGGACCATGAAGGTGACCATCAAGGGCGCCGAGAAGATGGTCGATCCGTCGCTCATGGTCGCCGACGACGGCATCGTCTCTCCGGTACGCTCGGGGCCTGGTGCTATCACCTTCTATCGCTCGGGGGCCTGGGCGCAGGATCCGATCAAGCCGCTGCTCACCGGCGGCCGCCCCGATCTCGGCGAAGAGCTGATGAGCGGCATTCGCTTCCGCATCGAAAACGCCTTCATGAAGCCGCTGATCCAGATGATCCGAAAGGATCGGATGACGGCGACCGAGGTGTTGCAGGTGGTCGAGGAAGGCCAGCGGATCCTGGGACCCTATCTCGGCCGCCTCAAGACCGAGGATCTCGGTCCCATGATCGAGCGCGTCTTCGCGATCATGCTGCGCGCCGGCGGCTTCGCGCCCATGCCCAAGGTGCTCCAAGGTGAAGAAATCGAGATCGAGTATGTGTCGCCGGCGGTGAAGGCGCAGCGCGTCGCCCGTGCTCGCGGCCTGGCGCAGTTCAGCGAGATCACGGCGCCGCTCGTCCAGATCGACCAAGCCCTCATGGACAACATCGACGCCGACCGCGCGTTCCGTGACACCGCCGACGTCATGGGCCTGCCGAAGGATTGGCTGCGCCCGGCCGAACAGGTGCAGGAAATCCGCCAAGCGCGCCAGCAGGCACAGGCGCAGGCGGCGCAGCGCCAGGCGATGGCCGAGACAGTCGACACCGCCGCGAACGCCGTTCGCGCCCTGCCCGCCTTGCGCCAGGCCATGAGCCCGGGCGGCACCGGAGCGGAGGCACCCAATGCCGCTTGATCGTGTGCAGCTGCTGTTCCGCCGCCGGCACCTCTATCGTGCCGTCTTCAAATCGGCCGAGGGCCAGGACGTCCTGGCCGATCTCTTCCGCTTCTGTCGCGTCGCCGCGCCCGTCGTCGTGCCCGGCGACCCGATCCTCACCGGCTACAACGACGGCCTGCGCCGTGTGGCCCTACGGATCGCCAAGCTCGTGAACATGAGCGACGACGAAATCATGCGACTGGCCAACCAACCAGAGGAGTTGACCTATGAGCCAGAATGAGAGGGCCGGCGCCGGTTCAGGTGGCCACCAGGCTGGCGGCTCGATGATCCTCGGCGGCGGGACCGGCGAGGCTGGTGCCGGTACCGTCGCCGGTTCTGGCGCGAGTGGTGGCGGCCAGGGCGGCTCGGTATCGTGGGATGCCGCGCTCGACCCGTCGCAGCGCCAGCTGGTGCAGGCCAAGGGCTGGAAATCTCCGGCCGACGTGCTGCGCGACTATGGCCAGCTCGAGGGCCTGGTCGGCCGCGACAAGATCGCCCTGCCCGGCAAGGATGCCAGGCCGGAGGATTGGGCCAAGGTCTATAGCGCTCTCGGCCGTCCCGAGAGCGCCGACAAGTACGAGATCGGCGACTTCAAACCACCGGAAGGCATGCCGTGGAATGGCGAGGCGCAGAAGGCCATGCTTGGCAAGATGCACGAACTCGGCCTCAACTCGCAGCAGGCGGCCGGCCTGCTCAAGGCCTACGGCGAAGTCCAGGGCGGAGCTTGGCAAGGCTACCAGGAAGGCGCCGCCAAGTTCGCCGAGAAGGCGACCGCGGATCTGCGCAAGGAATGGGGCGACGCCTACGACGCCAACCTCGAGATCGCCAACCGCGCGGTCAAGGAGGCGTTCGGCGAGGATCTGGACAACGTCAAGCAGGTACGCCTGTCCGATGGATCGTTCCTGCTCGACAACCCCATCATCGCCAAGGCCTTCGCCAAGCTGGGCGGCTCGCTGTCGGAAGACAGCGATCTCGCCGGCCAGCGCGGCGGCAGCGCCGATGGCGCGATCCGCACCCCCGACCAGGCCAAGGGGGAGATCACCCGGATCCGCTCGGCAGCCGCGGCCGATCCGCAGCACCCCTACGTCAACCGCAAGCACCCCGAATACAAGGCCATGCAGACCCGCATGAACGAGCTGCACGCCGTGGCTTTCGCGGGAAGAACTTCGGCCGACTGATCCCGGGCAACCCGACGGCAGCCATGCCCACCGGGTCCGGTGCACCGCCCGTAAGCCGGGCCGCCCGACGAGCGAGCGCATCGCCCGAGGACGTGGGTCCGTGAGGTTCGGCCTCGGCGGGCAACCCCTCCGCAACGCGCAGCAACCCCGCCCGGTCTGGAAACCCGGGCATGAGCCAGGAGGGCCATATGCCCAGCAGCGTACCCGTTGGTTTCGTCGACCGTTTCCGCGGCGACTACATCATGCTGTCCCAGCAGCGCACCTCGCGGCTGGAAGCCACCGTCCGCACCGATCCCGACATGCTTTTGGGGCGGTTCGGGTATTACGACCGTATCGGCGCGGTCTCCATGCAGAAGCGCACCACCCGCCACCAGGATACCGGCGTCGTCGAAGTGCCGCATTCTCGCCGGCGCATCACCCTGGTCGACTACGAGCTTCCGTTCCTGCTCGACAAACAGGACGTGATGCGCATGGTGGCCGACCCGCAGGGCAAGTACATGCAGAACGGCTTGGCGGCCGCGGCGCGCCAGAAGGACGACATCATCATCGCCGCGGCCGACGCGGTCTCGTATTCGATCGACGAGGACAACCAGGCCACCGCCATCACCCTGCCGAGCTCGCAGATCATCGGTGCCGGCGGTACCGGTCTGACCATCGCCAAGCTGCTCTCCGTCAAGGAAGCCCTCGACGGCGCCGAGGTCGACGACGAGGAAGAGCGCGTTGCGGTGATCTCGTCGAAGCAGGTCACCAACCTCCTGAACACCACCGAGGTGAAGAGCGCCGACTACAACTCGGTCAAAGCCTTGTCGGAAGGCAAGATCGACACCTACCTCGGCTTCAGGTTCATCCGCTCCGAGCGACTGAAGAAGACCGGCAGCGAGCGGCGCTGCCTGTTCTACGCCAAGAACGCGATCGGCCTGGCCGTGGGCGAAGACGTCACCGTCGACATTGGTGCTCGGCGTGACAAGGGCAGCGCAACCCAACTGATGATCACCATGTCGTCGGATGCCACACGCATCGAGGACGAGAAGATCGTCGTGGTCGACTGCGTCGAGAACTAGGGGGGGGGACCGTCGCCATGACCGCCTACAAGAGCACCCAGGAAACCAAGCGCACCGCCACCCCGCCGAAGAAGCTCAGTGCCAACGAACTCGGCGGCCGCCAGCGCGTGGCCTATTTCGACTACGTCACCCCTGCCGGCGGCGTCGCCATCAACGACACCATCGACCTGGTCACCCTTCCCGCCGGCGCCCGCATCTTCGGCGGCGCCATCGCATTCGAGGCCATGAGTTCGGCGGCGGGCACTGCTCAGGTGCAGATCGGAACGGCGGCCGCCGCCAACAAATACCTCGACACCACATCGGTCGACGGCGCCGGCTCGGTCCTGGTGGCCAACACCGTCGCCCTCGCGTTCGGCGAGGAATTGGCGGCCGACACCACCATCGTCGCCAAGGCTCTCGGCGAGGCCTGGGCCGCGGCCAAGAGGTTCACCGGCTGGATCGAGTACGCGCTCGACTGATCCGAGTGGGCGGGGCCGACATGCCTCGCCCACTTGAGCCTGGGGAAAGACCATGTCGTCGATCACCGCAATCGCCAACATCGCACTTGCCGAACTGGGAGCCGATCTCATCATCGACATCGACGACGGCTCTCGTAACGCCAAGATCTGCAAGGCACGCTATCCCGACGTGCGCGATGCCGTGCTGCGTTCGCATCCCTGGAACTGCGCCACTTTCCGTTTTTCCCTGCCGGCCGAGGGTACCGCGCCGGCCTTCGGCTTCTCGGCGCAGTATCCCCTGCCGACCGAGCCCTATTGCCTGCGCGTGCTGCAACTCGAGAATCCCGCCATTAAGTGGAAGGTCGAGGGCCGCAAGATCCTGACCAATGCGGGAAGCCCGCTACGTGGTCTCTATATCGGCTTGGTCGGCGAGGATTTCTATGACGCGTTGCTCACCCATGCGGTCGCCATGCGGCTCGGCGCTGCCATCGCCTACCGCCTGACCACTTCACAAACGCAAGTCGAACGCATGAGCAAGCTGTTCCAGGACGCGCTGCGCGAGGCACGGTCTATCGACGCCCAGGAAGGCAGTCCCGACGATCTTGCCGACAGCGAACTTCTTGTGTCGAGGTACTGACCATGGCGCGCGCAACCCCGATCGTCACCAACTTCACCGGCGGCGAACTATCGCCCTATCTGGACGGCCGCACCGACCTGTCGCGCTACTACAACTCGGCGCGGATCTGCGAGAACTTCCTCTGCCTGCCCCAGGGCGCCGCCGAGCGCCGCGGCGGCACCATGTTCATCAACGAGGCGAAATTCGCGAACAAGCGTTTCCGCCTCATCCCCTTCGAGTTCTCGGACGAGCAGGCCTATGTCGTCGAGGCCGGCGACCTGTACTTCCGAATCTACATGAACAAAGGCCGGATCGAGACGATGCCGGGCACTCCCTACGAACTGCCCACCCCTTACGCCGAGGCGGACCTCGCAGGCCTCAAATGGTGCCAGTCGGCCGACGTGATGTATTTGGTGCACCCCCGGCATGCGCCGCGCAAGCTGTCGCGCAGCGGACATGCGATCTGGACGTTGACGGCCATCGATTTCGTCGACGGCCCCTGGCTCGACGAAAACACCACCGCGACGACGCTCACCCCCTCGGGGACCACCGGGAACGGCGTGACGATCACCGCCTCGTCGACGGTCGGAATCAACGCCGGCAGCGGCTTCGCGCCTGGCGACGTTGGCCGGCTGGTGCGAATCGGCCATCCGGCGCCAGCCTGGAGCAATGGCACGGCTTACGCCCAAGATGCGGTCGTCAGGGCAAGCGGATCGAGCGGAGGGGTTTACCGCGCGACCACCGGCGGAACCTCGGGATCGACTGCGCCAAGCGGTGACGGTGCCGGCATCGTCGATGACAGCGTCGTCTGGGAGTTCATTTCGAGCGGGGGATTGGCCTGGGGTTGGGCGACCATCACCGCCGTCAACTCCCCGACCCATGTGACCGCCAACGTGCGGGGAGGCTTCGGCGCGACAACAGCCGCGGTGGCTTGGCGCCTTGGCCTGTGGTCCAGCAACACCGGCTGGCCGTCATCCGTCACCTTTCACGAAGAACGTCTTACCTTTGCCAGCGCGACCAAGCTGCGGCCGCAGCGGATCGACGGCTCGAAGATCGGCGATTTCGAGACCTTTGCCCCGGGCGTCGGCGACAGCGATCCCATCGCGTTCACCATCGGCTCCAACAAAGTCAACATGATCAGGTGGCTGGCATCCATGCGGGTGCTGCTGACGGGTAGCATGGGCGCCGAGTTCGCCGTCTCGGCCGACAGCGCCAATGCCCCGCTCACGCCCTCGAACGCACAAGCCAAGCCGAACACCCGTTACGGCTGCGCCGATATCATGCCGGTCGAGGCCGGCCAGGCGGTGCTGTTCCTGCAACGCCAGGGGCGCAAGCTGCGCGAGCTGAAATACGCGTTCGAGAGCGATGGCTACGTCGCGTCGGACCTCACTTTGCTCGCCGAACACGTCACCCGCACCGGCTTGGTCGAGTTGGCATACCAGCAGGAACCACACAGCCTTGTATGGGGGTGCCGCGCCGATGGCCAACTGATCGCCTGCACCTACCTACCTGAGCAGCAGGTCACCGGCTGGCATCGCCATCCGCTGGCCGACGCCGGCAAGGTGGAAACGCTGGCCGTCATACCCGGCGGCGGTGGATCCGACCAGTTGTGGCTGGGCGTCATGCGCACTGTCGCCGGCGGTGTCAGACGGTATGTCGAGATCCTCGAGGATCCGCTCCCGCTCGACGGATCGCAGGCCGACGCCTACTACGTCGATTGCGGCCTGTCATATGACGGCCCCTCGACGAAAACGATCAACGGACTTGACCACCTCGAGGGAAAAAGGGTGCAGATCCTGGCCGACGGCGGCGTCCATCGGCCCCAGGTGGTCATCGACGGGAAGGTTACGCTCGACTGGTCGGCGACCAAGGTGCACGTGGGGCTCGCCTACATCTCCAAGCTCAAGCCCATGAAGGTCGAAGCCGGAGCTGGCGAAGGTACCGCTCAGGGCAAAATCAAAATCATCACCAAGGTCATTCTGCGCCTTGCCCGCTCGCTTGGCGGCAAGATGGGCCGCGACGAGGACAACCTCGAACCCATCCTCGACAATCGCGACCCGTCGGTGCCGATGGACCAGCCCATGCCGCTGTTCACCGGCGACGCCGTCGTCGACTTCCCCGGCAATTACGAGGACACCGGCGACCTGCTCGTCGTGCAGGATCAGCCGCTGCCCTTCACCGTGAACGCCATCATCCCGCGCGTGGTGACGGCCGATGGTTGACGTCGTCCCCTTCGAGCCGGCCCACCTGGCGCGGCTGCGACTGCGGGCCGCGCAGGCGGAATTGCAGATCGTGCTGGGGCAGCCGGGTTATGGCAACTCGTTGGCTGTCCCCGGAATGGCCTGGACAGGACTGCACGCGGGCGCCGTCGTCGGCTGCGCCGGAATCAAACCGCAATGGCCCGGCCGGGCCATTGCCTGGGCGCTGCTGAGCGACATCCCACGCCGCTCCTGGCCGGAAATCACGGCGATCGTCGGACGGCAGCTTGCGGCGGCCCACTTGGCCGGATATCGGCGCATTGAGGCCACGGTCGTCGACGGCTGGCCGACGGGCCGGCGTTGGGTCGAACGCCTGGGATTCGGCGCCGTCGAGCCGCCTCACCTGATGCGTGCCTACGACCCCGAAGGGCGGGACCACTGGCTTTACGCAAAGGTGTCGTCATGAGCGGCGTGGAACTGTTCACCATTGGCAGCACCGTCGTCACCCTGGCTGACGCCGCGGCAGCGGCAGGCGCCGTCGGCAGCGTCGTGGGCGCCGCCGGCGCCATCTCGCAGGGTCAGGCGACGGCCAACATGGCGCGGTACAACGCACAGGTGGCGGAAAACGAAGCCGTCGCCGCCAGGCAGCAGGCCGCATACGAAGAAGAGCGTCAGCGCGAACGTGCGGCCCGCCTGAAATCCTCGACCCGGGCGGCGATCGCCAAGTCCGGCCTCGACCTCGAGGGCTCGCCCCTGGCCGTCATGGAAGACACCGCGGTCGGCGCGGAACTGGATGCGCTGGCCATCCGTTATTCCGGCTCGGTGGCCGAGGCGCGGGCGCGCAGCCAGGCGGCGATGGACCGCATGCAGGGCCAGGCCGCCAAGACGGCAAGCTACTTCTCGGCCGGTGCCAGCCTGCTCAACGGCGCGTCCGCCCTGGGTCGCATCTACGGCGCCGCAGCTACCCCGACAAAGGCAGCATCGGTCGGCGACTATCCCCGAAGCGCAAGCGGTCAATTGGAGTACGACCCGTGAAGCTGCCGGTCTACGAAAGGCAGATCGGGCTGCCGGGCCGTGCAAATGCGGTGCGGGGCGACGCTGGCGCCGCCGGTGCCGGTGCCGGCCAACTGGCCGAGGTGGCAAATCGCTTCGTTGGGGTGGCGGCGGCCTACGGCGAGGACATGCAGCGGCAAGCGCAGCGTCAGCAGGAGGGGGCGCAACTCCAGCAGGAGCGCGCGGCGTCGGTCGAGGCCGCCAAGATCTACGCCCAGACCGGCGTGGATTGGACCGAACGCCTGCTCAAGGCTCAGGATCAGGCCCCCGACGGCGCACCCGAGTTCACCAAGGGCATGATCAGCCAGTTCGACACCGACGCCAAGGTCAAGGTCGCCTCGGCGCCGGAGCAGGCGCGGCCATGGCTGGAAACCAGGCTGGCCGCCCTACGCGGGCAGATGGCCGAAAAGGCCATGACCTTCGAGGCGGGCGCCCGTCTGGCCAAGCAAAGCCGCGACCTGTTCGACGTGGTCAACTTGCACGCGAACGCCGTTCGCACCGATTTCGGTCGGCTCGGCGACGCCCTCGGCACGACCGAAGGAGCGATTGAGGCGTCGAGCTTGGCACCGGCGGCCAAGGTCAAGGCGCGCGAGCAGGCGCGCGAAAAGATCGCCGCCGCCGCCTTGCAGGGCCTGAACGAGCAGGATCCCGGCCGAGCACGTCAGTACCTCGCGGGGGGAGGCTTCGATGCCTACCTTACCCCCGAGCAGAAACACAAGCTGGTCAACGACAATTATGTCGAACTGCGCCGTCGCGAGGCCGAGGCCGAGCAGCGCCGCCGTCTTGCCGAAGTCGAGCAACGAGCCCGCGTCGCCGACATGCGCGAGGAAGCACGCTTCGCGCTCCAGGCCCTGGGCGACGGCGTCGCCTATGCGGGGCTCGACGACCTGGTCAAGCGGGCCGAGCGGCTCGACCCCAAGACGGCCGCGTCGTTGCAGATGGCCAGGGGCAACCTCTCGTGGACAAGCAACCTGCTCAAGATGGATCCGGCCACCATCGCCGGCGAACTCGAACGCGCCCAGGCCGAAGCGGCCAAGGCCGACAACCCGGCGCTCGCCGCCAATCTGGCGCACCGCGTCGAGACCGGCACGGCCGTCCTCAAGCGGGTTGCCGACCAGGTCAAGAAGGATAGCCTGGGCTGGGCCGAGGCCCAGGGCATCGTGCCGCGCACCGACATCCTGGGGGCGCTGCAGGCGGCGGCGGCCGAGCAGGACGAGAACGCGCGCGGCCAGAAGATCCAGGGCGCGGTGCAGGCACGCCTGCGGGCGGTCGCCGCGACGCGCGAGCGTTACGGAATCGACGTACCCTTCCTTCGGCCCGCCGAGGCCGACGGCATGGTCAAGGCCTTCGAGGCGGCGGTCAGCCCCGACGACAAGTTCGGCGTTTTGGCAACGCTGCTCCACCTTCCCGACGAACAGGCGCGTCGCACCATGGCGCAGTTGGAGGCGGCCAAGCTGCCGACCGGCGCACTGCACGCCCTGGACGTCGCCCGGGCCGACCCGATGCGGATCCCGATCGCGCGCCGCCTGGTCGCCGAGCTGACCACCCCGGCCGCCAAAGTCAACCTCACCGAGGCCGACCTAACCACCATCAAGAAGGAGGCGCGGACCAATTATAGCGACGGGGTGGGCGGCGTTCTGGCCAAGGCCTACGCCCTGACCGGCAACGTCGGTTACGAGGCTCGGACCCAAGCCGACGCCGCCGCGCTCGAACACATCGTCAAGACCCGCACCACCGGCGGCATCGAGGATCCGGCCAGATCGGCCTATGGCGACATGTTCGGGCACTTGTCGACGGTCGACGTCGACCGCTTCGCCCATGTGGTGGTTCCCGCCGGCACCGACGCAGTCAAGCTCGAACTCGGCCTCACCTACCTGCGGGAGATCGAGGCGCCGAGGCTGCTGGAAAGCGAGCGCCCAGCCGACACGATGGCGGCGCGGCAATGGGAAAAGGCCAGCCTGCAAGAAACCACCAGGGCGGGCACCTGGGTCAATTCCGGCAGCGGATTCGTGCTGATTCGCCCCGGATCCGGCAAGCCGGTCGGCGGCCCCGACGGCCGCGCCCGCGTGTGGACGCTCGACGAGATCCTCGGTGCCGCCGACAAGGCCAAGGCCGAGAAGTTCCAGCGGCGCCGCCAATGGGGCGAAGACAGCCCGATCAAGGGCTAGGCCATGAGCGGATTGCGCCCCTTCCCCGAACTTGGCGCCGCCGACGTCTTCGACGTGGCGTCGGAAATCTCCACTTACGAAACCGGCCTCGGCGACTATCTGGGCGCCAAAGTCGGCGAGGGTATCTGGTCCTCCCTGCCCGGTCAGGCCGCCGCCAACATGCGCGTTCCCGACGCCATGCCGACCGACGACGAACTCGAAGTGCGGTCGCGCATGTCGGGGGTGCCCGCCGCCCAGATCCGGGCCAATCTGCTTAAAGTCGAAACGCCCTCGGCACCGACCGAAACGACGCTCGGCGAGCAGGAATGGAAGGCCTCGCCCTGGCACCGCCCGGGCATCGAGTGGGATCCGCGCATGACGGAACCCCGCGCGAAGGCCCTGGCTGCAGTCAACGACGAGAACACCTACCGCCGCTGGCTGATCGAGCGATCGCCGACGGGTCTGCGGTCGATCGCCGGCTTCGCCGCCCAGATGCTCGGGGGCGCCCCGGATCCGGTCAACTACATCCCCTGGTTCGGCCCGGCCGCCCGTGCCGCGGCCGCGGCGCGCATGGCCAAGACGCTCGGCCCCACGGCCAGCCGCGTGGTCGGTGCGGCGGCCGTGCAGGGCACCGAGGCGATGGTCGGCACCGCCGCGATCGAGCCGTTCCTTTTGCCATCCATGCGCCAGTTCGGCGACGACGTAGGCTTCGCCGACGCGGTAATGGACGTGGCGTTTTCAGGCCTGTTCGGCGCGGCGTTCGGCGGCGGCGTCGCCGGATGGCACGCCTACAAGGATCGCGGCGTCGTGCACGACGTGCCGGCCCAAGCCGCCGGGGCGCAGCTGCTCAGCCACGCGGCAGGCGACGTGGCCGCCGGCCTCCCCCCCAACCTGCACCCACTGATGGATGGGGTCGGCGGCCTGGCCGACGAGATCGAGCAGTTGCGCCGCGCCGTGCGCGAGGTCGATGCCGACCCTGTCGGTGACCCGTTCCAGCCCCTGGCGGAAATGCGGTCCGAGGATCTGGGGCGGGTCATCATGGCCCGCGGCGGCTGGCGGCGGATCAACGATCTCGAGGTGTCCCGCCAAGGGTGGGGCCTGGTCAAGATCATCTGGAAGCATGGCTGGAAATCGGACGAACCGGCTCATCTGAAAGTGCATGAGGGCGATGTCCTGGCCTTGCCGGAAATCCTCCGTACCCATAGCCCCGACATCGAGCCGGAGCGCGGCGGCGGCGCGGCACGCTGGGTGGTCGACCGGGACCATCCTTTGTTCGGCTCGCGGCGATTGGTCTACGCCGTCAACCAATTCGTCGACGGCCGCGCCGGCGATGGCCGTGTGGTGGTGTCGGTCCATGTGGCGGATCCGAACCGCCCGGGCGGGTTGCCGCCCCTGTCGGCAAGAAAGGCCGGCCCCGGAAATGGAAACGCCGACGAGTGGCCTGTGGCTCCGGGCGACGGTTACCGCGCCCCCCGGGATACGCCTGCGGCCAGTGCTCAGCCGGTTACGCAGGGACAGGCCGGCTCGCCGGCAACCGCCAACATAGACCTTTTCAGCCCTGGGCGCACCCCCGACGTGGCGATCACCTCGACCGGGCGCAAGGTGCCGGTCGCGTACGAGGTCGTCGAAGCGGCGAGCCTGGTCACCAGCCATGGCGACGACCTGGAAGCCAACCCGAAATACCCGGCCGAATTGCAGCCGCGCGACCGGGCACGTCCCGCCAGTGCCGAACAGATCGGCGCCATCGCCGCCGATCCGATCCCCGAACTGCTCGGCCGCACCGGCTCGGCCGCCGACGGCGCCCCGATCGTCGGCCCCGACAGTGTCGTTGAAAGCGGCAACGGCCGGGTTCTGGGCCTGCGCCGTGCTTTCCAGCAGAACCCCGAGGGCGCGGCCCGCTATCGCGCCTTCCTTGAACGTCAGGGCTTCGACGTGGCCAGCCTACGCGAGCCGATCCTCGTCCGCCGGCGCGTCGACGACCTGGAGCCGGAAGATCGGGCGGCGTTCGCCCGCGAGGCCAACGAACGCACCACCCTGGCCATGGGTGCGACCGAACGGGCCATGGCCGACGCCAAGGATATGCCCGACAGCCTGTTCGACGCTTGGCGCGGCGGCGAGATCCATGGCGCGGGCAACCGTGACTTCGTGCGCGGCTGGCTGGCCACGCTTCCCCAAACCGAGCGCGGCGCCCTGGTCGACGCGAAAGGCGCCTTGTCGCAGCAGGGCGTCGATCGCCTGCAAGCGGCGCTGCTGGCAAGGGCCTACGACGATCCGCACCTCGTCGCGCGCCTGGCCGAAAGCACCGACGATAACACCAAGACGATCGGCAAGGTGCTGACCGAGACAGCGCCCGACTGGATCAAGCTCCGCGCCGCGGTGCGCGAAGGCCTGGTGGTCGCCGACATGGACCAGACGGCGGCGCTGATGCAGGCGGTCGGCATCGTGCGCCAGGCGCGCGACAAGGGTCTGAAGGTCGGCGACTTGGCCGACCAGCTCGACCTGTTCGATCCGCAGGCTGACGAGGTGCGCTCCTTCCTGCACCTCATGTATGGCAAGAATTTTTATGGGCGCCCGCTCGGATACGACAAATTGCGCGCCTCCATTGGCCGTTACGTCGACATGGCCATGCAGAACATCGCCGGCCCCCGGCTGATCGGCGAGCCGGTCAGCGCCCGCCAGATCCTCGCCGGCCTGCGTTCTCCGGCCCCCAAGGCGCTGGACGCCACGCCAGTGCCGGAGCGCGGCCCCGATCCCGACGTGAAGGCCGCCGCCGAACGCGCCGCCCGCCCGGCCGGCAACGTCAAGTCTCTGGCAGCAGAGCTGGGCGTCGATCTCAGGACCGGCGAGTTCGACGACGAGATCACCTTCAGGCAGCTCGATGCCGAAGGCCGGATCCAGCCCGGCGAGGCGAACGCCGTTCGCGATGCCGAAGCGCTAATGGCCAGGGCCGACAATTACGCCGACGCTTACGAGGCGGCGGCTTTCTGCATGGGGAGGTCCGTGTGAGCGCGTCTGATACCGACCGGCCTATGA